CTTGACAAAACCGTGGTTAGGATCTGAAATGTAGTTACTCAGAATAAAAAATTCCCGGGCCGAAACCCGATGAAAAACTTCTGAAAATAATTTCAGAACTACGGGTTTGCCCGATGCCGCCTCATAAAGAGGTGTCTGGCCACTCAAGACATTAAGGCTAGGGGGATGGATAGTAAATAGGCGGAGGTCCTAAAAACATGATAAGATTGTAATCTTCAGCAGCAGATGCTAAAGCTGTAATCTTCATAGTTTGACCACCAGCACTATATGCCGATATATCCGTGTACAATACTTGGTCCATGGTAGGATTAACTTGTAAGTGTGTGGCAGTGACGCTATTCAAAGCGCCGGCCAACGCAAATCTGTTAGAGGAATAAAAAGGTGATTGAATATCAACCGCAGGCTTATAAGCAAGATGAGTAATCTCTGCACCTTGAGCGCCTGATGGAAATAAACTTCTAACACTCGTTGACCATGTACCAGAATATACAAAAGCTGGGGTCCATGTGACGGCAGAATCGCTTTGGTTTCGCGATATTATTGCTACACCGGAACTGTCGTTAGACAGAAAACCGACACCAGAAACAAAATCCGAATTATCAAAAACGAATTTCCATCGCATCCCTCCTCTTTTTGCGAAATAACATGGAGCTAGAAAACTTTCGTAACAATTACTAAAGCTTCCTGATGGAAGGTGCTCTGGGGAAAAGTGTGGAAACTTAAATTGTGCAATAGCATTAGCTGAAGACGAAGTCGTACTAATCCCTTTCATGTATACAACGCATGATCTCTTTAAAAGAGACCGTATTGATAAAATCTTTTCGCCGAAACATGTAAGCATATCATCATCATGTGGAGCATCAACCATAGTGATGTTACCTGAAGTAGGTGTAAAGGAAAAATTTTCCCAACCATCCACTGATGACGGTTGTGCAAATTGCATGTCAGGGCCGCACCGCATAAAAACATTAACATCAACGCCTGCACCATCACCACTATAAACAGTGGTGTCTCCAGGTGCAGTCAGCCTGTTTAATACGGTGACTGTCAACATACCCATGTCTGTTTCATCACTTTCGAATGAATTTAAGTCAAAGGTTGTTGTTGTGTCATTCCAAGGAGCAAATGAATTATTTAAAATAGATCTATTTCTTAAAAAGATCTCGGAAGAAATATAATTAACTTCCAATTCTACTTCATGTGCTTCAGCAAGATCAAGAATGACAGTGGAACGACGGGTTACATCTGTCTGAATTACATCAGCAATCGTAGTGGAGACAAGAGAGTTTAGAGGATCAAATGCAATAAGCAATGCTCCTGCATGATACTTTGATGCTACTACTTCAATACGATAGAAGATGGAACCACGCCAAAACCGGAACATTTCTCCAATGTATCCGGCAGGGGTAAGTTGGATGATATCCATACCAGCCTGTCTACTAGTATCTCTTCGACAAACGGTAGGATTGACCAATACAGAACAGATGCAAGAAGTTGCGCCTGCAGTAATAAATTGGCCGACAGCGTCAGTCCACTTACCCTTTCCAATCCATTGTTCGCGCTGAACTATGGCTGATATAGCCATATCGTCTTTAGAGTCAGCACCAATAACGGTTGGATCAATTGTAATCTCACACTTCGGGTCCAAAGATAAAGGAACCGATGATGAACCACCTACAGTGGTGGCAATGTTTGAAAACAATTTTAATGTGACAGGAGAAGAAGCAGCTATCATAGCAGGATTTGAAAATCCGAAAAGACGAGCTATGCTACTTACTGCTCCTGCTCCAATACTTGTGGCTCGAGCGAATTTTCCGATGACAGGAATAGTTGCAAGTGCGTCTGCTGCTTTTGCAATAGCAGATGCAGGACCTGATACAAGTCCAGTTGCAGCTTCATCGGTTTCATCTTTAACTGAGCCATTAGATTTAAAGGTTACACGCTTTTTAGTCTGAGGTTTCGCTTTACCAGCTGTAGGTTCAAGTGCTGTGGGCACAGAGACCTGGACATCTGTTGCGCGAACAAATACTGCAACTCTAGCATTAGAAGTTGCGTTAGGATTAGCCCTCAGAAATCTATTCATAGTCATAAAATGAATGTCACCGAGCTTGTCAACATCTCTTGGAGAGAGTGTTTCAGCTACACTAACGTAGTTACGACAACTCATAAAAGGAATTGTCATTTCAACAACATTGTTATCAGCGGCATTCAAATAACCTTTAATAGGAAAGCATGAATAATATTGTAAGGCAAATTCTCTCTTCTCAGTACCAGCAGTAATAGAAGTATCATAAGGCGTTTTAGCCACATTACTAATACTGTTGTAAGGAGAATAGACAATAAGAGCCTTACCATAATGGAAAGGAGAAAAACTGGGAACGAAACGCACATGTAAATTACATTTAAGATATGCGAAATTCCGTATTTTGTCCTGAATAAATGGATGTTGCCACCATTGCGACCATATGTCAAGGGAAGTGTCTGTGAAACTTCCATTACAAGTGATCGAAATTTCAGTTACTTTAATCTCACGTTCTAAGGAATTCGTAAATGGGAAGATTTCCTTAGGAGCCCCGAAGGACTCAATGTGGGGTTCATAGTTGGTAGTGTAACTGGTTCCGGCAACAGTTGTGGTATTTTCAATTTGCTGACTCCCATCTGACTCAGTAACATGTGTTCCAAGTAGCACATCGGGATCACCAGACAAATTAGGAACAATATTGTCATTTTGTTCCTGTGGTTTTGTATAAGATTTTGATTCATTATCCATAAAATATATGCCCAGCGAGGGCGCGCGTCAAGTATCATTTCAAATTTCAAGCCATTGATATTAGTGTACAAAACTTTATAATCAAAATAGGGCTATGATACTCCGAGATATTAAGCAACCTCCTAAGCTGTGAACGTTTTATCTTCAATAAGATCAAAAATGAAACTCGTCCACGAAGTCTCATTATTTTTAATAATACGTTGGTGCATCTCTTCATAACTGTAATAATTCATAGAATAATCACAATCATTCATAAGACACCTCAAACGTTCTATATTCAAATTATATTCATCTCTACCATATTGGAAAAATTCATACATGGCACTTTGGGCAGAAGCGATAACCTTTTCTTTATCAGATAAAGGACCATCGTTCAACGCAATAGTTAACATTTTGCCAATAGATGCTTTTTCAATAGGGCAGAGGTAATGATCAATTTCAGGATCATATACAAATTTTCGTTTTCCGATAGAAACTTCGGAAATATTAGTAGATCCGCGAGGGTCCACGGTCTTGCTAGCGTTTGTATATTGATATCCGACTTGATTAAAGTATGCTTGAATAGACTGAAAGTTGAAAAATTCAACAGCTTGATCAGAAACGGTATATAAATTATCGTCTCCTAAAGCTGTAAATTCCACATTTCTTTCAAAGTCCACCAAACTGGCAGCGAGCGATGCATCGCTTGGAGATCCAACGAGAACAAATTTGTCCTCACTGATTCCAAGCCATGCCATTCTAATTAATAAACTATTAAGTATATTATTTAGAATAAGAGTAAGCCATACTCCTGAGCTCAAGCTACCATTAAGACCAATAAGGTCTTGCTCCATCAGAAGAATAGGATATATTATTTCCGTCATAATAACGGAGAAAATCCTCTCCTGAGGGAGGCTAATGTTAAAAACACTACGAATAACATTAACCATGACAGAATAGGCCCCACTAAGGGCTACTGCCGCTGATTTTTTGTCATATTTGGAGAAATCTCCATCGAACGCATTGGGATGTCGATTGAGTCTATGAAAGACCTGACCCCATTGCGTACTATAACAATTAAGACCAGCTACAGTTTCCGTCATTTGGAAATTAGCTATAAAAATTCCGGAGAACGATCCGAAGAACATCTTCTGAATGATAACCATATCAACAGGAGCAGCAGTAAACACTCGAATAGAGCGTTTTGCTACTTTACTCCTATCACGTGGTTCATCTTTCATACAGGTCTTCATTACATGGTCGTAACGTGTCCCACTTTCGTAGACAGATAAAACGTTCTCGATCGCTGAGCGCAGTTCGTCATTAGGGACGAAACCTGCTGGAGCGTATTCGGAATCTGAAGGAACTAATAGATCAATTTTCTTGCAACTAAAGGGCCATCCTGCTGAAGTATGTTTCGGCAATGGACGACAATAATCATTGTATGATGCCCCACTGCAAGAGTGATCTATGTCCCAGAATTCAACTTCCTTGAATTCATCAACCCTGAAAAACTTTTCAGCTAGGTGTTTAACACAAGCCTCTAAGTGTTTCAAATTTAAATTAACTGCAGGTTTACTAACCTGATCAAGCATATTACGGTAAACACCGTAGTAATGGCCAGATTCAGACCTGTAGGATTTAAAATTGGGTTGTATTAAACTATGATGATATTCAGGGGGAAAATATTTAGCAAAGAATTTGAATGTAGGTAAATTAAACACTTTAGATCTTGGACGTGAAATATTCACGGGCAAAACTCCAAAGGTTTTAATAGAACCTACCTCCATAGATTCCATCCACCACGAATTACAATTTCGGGTGGGCATCTGTAGTTCTTTGCTAATATCACCTAAATTAGGTGATTCTTCTATCAAATTACCGCTGGTAGGTTTAAGGATAGGTGTTACATGCGATTCAATCGCTTGTACTAACACCTTTCCATTAACATGTTCAGCAGCAACAATATTATCGCCGACAACGCCGGCAACAATTATCCCAACAATAAAATTTTGGGATCTATGTTCGCATATCATAGGACTACCACAGTTACC